AAATTTAATTCTTTAGGAGTTGGTACACATACGTTTGCATATCCTCCGATTAATATTCAAGTTGAATCTATACCTGGAATAGGTTCAACATCAATTGTATCGCCAGTATTGACTCCAATAGTACTTGGAAGTGCCGAAAGTGTTTATATTGAAGATGGTGGTAGTTCTTATGGTTCTTCTGATATTATTAATTTCCACAGAAGACCCAATGTGGATTTAATACCGATCACTTCTGCTTTATTGAAACCTGTTATTATAAATGGTTCAATTACTGACATTCAAATTATTTTTTCTGGAAAGGGATATGATGATGGAACTGAAATAATAATTTCTGGAGATGGAAAATATGCCAATATCCAACCTATTATTGCAAATGGAAAAATTACATCATTTGTAATAATTGATGGTGGAGTTGGATATAAAAAATCAAATACCACAATAGAGGCAATTAGAAGAGGAAAAGATTTGCAATTTATTGCAAATGTATTTGAGTGGAAAATTAATCAAATTAAAAAAAATAAAGATATAATATCATCTTATGGTGGGGATGATGAAACAATAACATATCCAAGCATTGATCAATCTCTTCAGTTGAAAGTAATTAATTTTTATCTACCAAAAAAATTAAGAAAAAATATCGGTGATAATATTAACGATAATAATACTGAAGTTGGAATTGACACTTCGCATAGCCCAATTATTGGATGGTCTTATGATGGAAATCCGATTTATGGACCATATGGATATGCAAGTTTAACTGATACTAGTATTAAATTAATTAATTCTAGTTATATAGAAGATCCAATTATTTCTTCTTCGTTAAGACCAAATTCTTTTGAGATTGGTTTTTTTGTAAACGATTATAAGTTTAATAATTCTGGAGATTTGGATCAATATAATGGAAGATTTTGTATAACTCCGGAGTATCCATATGGAACATATGCTTACTTTGCAACTCATGATTTAGTTACAGGAAATCTAATTCCAAAATATCCATATGTAATTGGAAAATATTTTAAAGATACGCCAGTTATTGAAAATTTTAATCCAAATTTTTCTCAAAAATTAGATTTTAAAAATCTTAATTTAATAAGAAATTTCGGAAATTATTTTTTAGATTCTGAAAATTCTGGATATGATGCTTTAAATAAAAATATTTCAAATTTAAAACAAGATTTTATAGTAAAGCAAATTAAAAAATCCGGAATTACATCTATTGTAATTGATTCTTTGGGTGAAGACTATCGTGTAAATGATATTATAAATTTTAAAAAAGCAAAAGAAGGAACAGGAATAAGTGCAGAAATTGGTAGAGTAAATGGTAAAACAATATCAAATATGATTGTTGGGGTATCTACTTTCAATGACGTTATATTTACGACTAAAGGTAATAATATTATAGGAATTACTTCATCAGTACATAATTTGATATCTAATGATAAAATAATTATTTCAGGAATATCAACAATATCCCTGTATCAACTTGAAGGCACAAAAACTATAATTGTAAATCAAAAAGTAACTGGATTGACGACTAGTTTACAAAACGTTGGTGTTACTGGAATTTCTACAAATATAAATGTCACAGATATTTTTGGTTTTGAAGTTAACGATTCAATTCAAATTGGAACAGAAATATTAACCATTACAAATATCATACCAGAAACATCACAGTTATTGGTCAATAGATCTTCTTCTGGTGGAATTCATACTGCAGGAATTGAAAGTGTAAGATTACTTCCCAAAAAGTTTCAATTTACTGAAATTAATCCAATTTCATCATTTTTGCCAGAAAATGAAATGATATATTTTGATCCAACAAATAGTGTTGGATTTGGAATTACTGGAACTAATTATTCGGTTGTTGGTATTGGAACAAGCACTACCGTAAATAAATTTGTTCCATCAAAATCGATTTATATTCCAAATCATAAATTTTATACTGGACAACAATTGATTTATAATTATTCTGCTGGTATAGGATTGAGTGTGTATGACAACAATCCTTCTTCTGCATTTAGTTTAACGCAGAATCAAACAATATATGCTGTAAATTTTGGAAATAATTATCTGGGAATATCTACATTAGGTTTTACTACCTCAGTTGGAATTGGGAGTACTTTAAATTCTTTATATTTTACTTACAATTCAAATGTTGGTTATTCTCATTCAATTCGAACTACATATCAAACAGTAACTGCAAGAGTTGAAAATTATTCTGGAATTGTGACTACTTCAGAACCTCACAATTTAATTGATGGAGATAAAATTAAATTTACAATTATACCATCAAGAACAGAAAATGTATCTTTTAGATTTGATGAAAAAAATAGAAAAATTACAACCGATCTTATAGGTTTTTCTACATCAAAAGTTTCTATTGGTTCTACATCAACAATTGATATTGGTTCTAATATATTAAAAAATGGAGATAAAATTGTTTATTATTCTGGAACTACTGCTATTGGTGGTTTAGAAAATGAATCAGTTTATTATGTGTTAAAAGAACACCCAGATAAAATACAACTTTGTAAATATTCTTATGACGTAACTATTGGATTGGGGATATCATTTTCTAATGCTGGAATTGGTACTCAAAATATTGCTCTTATAAATCCACCACTATCATTTTCAAAAGGAAATATAATAGTATTTGATATATCCGATCCAACATTATTGGATATTGATTTAAGATTTTATATAGATCAAGATTTCAAAAAACAGTTTGAAATTGATAAAAAAGAAACAAATCAATTTGCAATTCAAAGAACATCTACAAATATAACACTACAAACTAATGATAGATCAATTCCTGCAAATCTTTACTATAATTTTATTACGTCATCCAATGATGTAGAAAAAAATCAATTATCTACGGATAAAGAAGTTTTTGGTTTTAATCGAATTGACATTCTGCCAAGCAATTTATCAAATGAACAATCTATTATTGGTATTGGAACCAATTCTTTTAAATTTAATTTAAATAAAAAACCAGAATATACAGAATACACTCAGGTATCAGGAATTTCTTCAGTTTTTTATGATACAAATTCAAAAAACACAACTGGACAAATATCACAAATTAGAATTAATTCAAAAGGAAAATCGTATTCGATTCTTCCATCTGTAGATTATATCAAATCTTCTTCTGGAAAAAATGCAATATTGTATTCAGTTTCATCCGAAATTGGTAAAATATTATCATTTGATAGAATTAAAGATGGATTTGATTATCCAACAGATCCTACTATACTGCCACAATTGAGTGTTCCTGCTATTTGCATTATTAAAGAAATATCTAGAGTAGAATCTATTGGTATTTTGACAGGAGGAAAAAATTATAATACATCACCAAGATTAAAAGTTATTGGAAATGATCAATTAGAATTGACATCTAAAATTCAAGGTGGGTCTGTAATTGATGTAAAAATAGTAAAAAATGTTTTTAATTTGAAAGATCCGCTCAGAATTGTTCCATACAATAATTCAAATGGATATGAAATTGATCAAATATATGCAAATCATATCACAGGAAATGGAACAATAGAATTAGTAAATGATCCTATTTTATTTGAACCAATCGCAATTGGATATGGGTCAACAATAACAGAATTTCCATTTGTAGTAGGTGATAATATTTTTATTGAAAAATGTAGATTGACTGTAGGATCTGCATCTTCTGCTAATTTTAATTCAAAAGATTATGGGTATAACTTTTTTACAGTAACAGGAATAAACACAACAAATAGAACTATAAACTATAATATGAATGGTTTGCAAACAAATTCATTTGGTAAATATAATTCAGATTTTACTCTTGGTTATGTTGTCAATAAAAAAGATATGGCTGAATTTAAAATGAATATAATTGATGATGCCCAATATTTTTCTGGAGAAAAAGTATCATCTACTAATTTTTCAGCACAAGTAATGGAAGATGGTTGGGATAATGACATAAATCAATTAAGATTAATAAACGCTAAAGGAGTGTTAAATGTTGGTGATAAACTTTATGGGGAAAATTCAAAATTAAATGGAGTAGTAAAATTTGTATCTATATTTAATCTTTCTGCATCTTTAGGAGTTTCTAGAGACAAAATTAATAATTTTGGAGACAAAGTTGGTTTTTTGAACGATTATCAGCAAAGAATATCAGATAATAATTATTATCAAAAATTCTCATATTCAATTAAAAGCGAAATACCATACTCAACTTGGAAAGAATCTATAAAATCAATTATACACCCATCTGGATTTAAAGAATTTTCAGATTTAAATATAATTGGAATACCCACCAGTGGCCCAGTTAATCTTGGAATTGCTAAATCTACAAATATGAAAGTTTCTGTTGCATCATCGGAAACAACATTACTTGTAAATATGGATAGCTTTGATTCTTTATATACAAAACATAATTTTTCGATGGTATATGAAGAAGATGTGTTAGATGACGAATCCGTAGAAAGGATTTATTTCCCAGAAGGAACTGCTTTGAGGACTTTTATATTAAATAAGACCAATAAAGTTTCATCAATTGATGATATTAGTTCACAATTTACAGGAATTACTAGCACAATTGGAGGAACAATCGTTGGTTTGTCTTCATTTAAACTTAAAAGTTCGGAAAATTCATTATTTTATAGAGAATTTGTTGGATCTGCTAGTACAATTGTCGATTTATCAAATGATAAATTTATTATCCCAAATCATGGATTTCAATCTGGGCAAGAAATAATTTACAATTCTGGAGTTGGGACAACTATAGGCATTGCTACCACATCATATGCAACGGGAACTCTTGATATACTAATAAATGTGGGAGCAGGAATAGGAAGTGCAATATATGAAAATGGATATAATAATTATGTCCCATATACTGGAATTGTTACTGGAATTAGCACTACTATATCTCCCCCTGGTCCTGTTATTCAATATTTTGGATTTGGTAATCCTATTCCCGGACAAGTAAATACTGGAATTGGTACAGGAGCACTATTTCAAGTTCTTATCACTTATAGTGGTGGTACTGGAATACCATTAAGTACATCAATACAGTTAATTGATGGTGGAAGTGGATATTCTGTAGGGCAACAAATTTCAATTGCTGGAACATATATGGGTGGGGCAACACCCACCAATAATCTGTATTTTACAATATCTAAACTATCATCTACCAGATCCGGATCTGCAAATGCGACTTACAATAATGTGCCTTCTTCTTCTAGTGGAATAGGTACAGGTGCGATTTTTAATGTATTCAGAAATGCAAATCTAGATATTAGTTTAGTGTCTGTAGTGAATGGTGGTTCTGGTTATGCATCAACTGACCAGATATCAATTGCTGGAACTTATATTGGTGGATCTACACCTGCAGATAATGTTTACCTTTCTCCGACATTACTGGGAACTAAAAAACTACCATCAAATGTTTTTGTTCGTAAAATTGACGTAAATAATTTTCAACTTTGTGGATTATCTACAACAATTTCGACTCCTTTTAATTTAGTTTCATATGGTTCTGGAACTCAATCATTTAGTTTTAAAAATCCAAATGAAAATGTAATTATTTCTATAGATAATATAATTCAAAGTGCAGTTCATCGAAAAAATATTACAATAGGTCTTTCTACATCAATCGGTATTGGGTCAACCGCAATATACATTTCTTCTGGTATTAATTCCGTATCAGGATCAGACATTTTAAAAATTAATAATGAATTTTTAAAAATCATTTCTGTTGGTATTGGATCTACAAATAAAATAGATGTTACTCGTTCATTTATGGGAACAGTTGCTGCTGGGCACACAATAGGTTCTGCGGTTACTGTTCATACTGGTGATTTTAATATCATAGATGATGTAATATATTTTTCTACTCCACCATATGGACCAGCAATAGCATCAACGGACCCTCAATTTAAAGTATCATCTTTCTTCTCTGGTAGAGCATTCTCTAGGGCATTTGATTCTTCAAGTCCAAATGATAAAAATTTAATTTTAGATGATATTTCTACTAATTTTACTGGAATTGCAGCAACACAATTTAATTTAAAATCAAATGGAAATAGTGTTGTTGGATTGTATACAGACACAAATAGTTCTACAGACATTAACAATAATCCGATTATACTTATAAACAATGTTTTCCAAGGTCCAGAAGTAGATTATTCAATTGATACACCCGGAAATAATACTATTAAATTTTTAACTGGTATCCCAAATGCTGGAAAAATTGTAAATGTTGCAATTACAACTGGATTTGGATATCAACCATTAATTGGAGCAGCAGCAACAGCATCAGTTTCATCTGCAGGGACAATTACCTCAATTACCATAAAAGGTGGTGGTAGTGGTTATAGAACACCTCCAAGCATCAGTATTACGTCTAATGTTGGTTCTGGTGCGTCTATAACGGCTAATGTTGGTGTTGGTGGTACATTGTCGTCACTTTCAATCATTAATGGCGGAATTGGATATACCTCATCTTCACCAGTATATGTAAATATCGACTTACCTCTTGCATACAGCAATCTTGGTGTTGCGTATACTAGTGGTTCATCTGGAGTTGGAACTGATGCAAAAGTATCAATTCAAGTTGGATCTGGTTCAAGTGTTATTGGTTTTAATTTGGACAATCCTGGTGTTGGGTATAAAGTTGGAGATATTCTTAAAGTAGTTGGATTAACTACAAATCCAACGATTGGTGCAGGATTTCAAGAGTTTAAACTTACAGTGACAGAAACTCTAACAGATAAATTTAGTGGTTTTTATCCTGGACAATTTATTTATTTTGATGATTTTTCTCAATATTTTAATGGATCTCGCAAAAAATTTACATTAACACAAACTAGTAGTGGAAATACTGAAATAGTTGATTTAAAAAAGAATTTTGGGTCTGATATTATATTACAAAATAATATTTTTATATTCTTGAATGATGTACTTCAAGTACCAGGAGAATCTTACACATTTTCTGGTTCTAGAATATTTTTTAATGAACCACCAAAAATAAACTCAAAATGTTCTGTTATATTTTACAGAGGTTCTTCTTTAGATGTTGAAACAATTATTCCGCCAAAAACAATTAAAGAGGGGGATATTGTTCAAATTGGAGAAAATATTTACGATAATTTAGATAGAGAACAGTTTGAAAGAGTAGTTAAAAAAATTGTTGCATCAGATCAACTTGATACTTATAATTATGATAGTATTGGAATCAATACAAATCCGGATAAATTTAGACCATTAAAATGGACAAAACAAACAGAAGATAGAGTTATTCTTGGTTCTTTAGTTTCTAAAGCAAGACCAAGTTTAATATCAACGATTAGACCCACAACTAGAATTATTACAAACTTAAGTGCTACAGATACGTCAATATATGTAAATAATGCATATCCTTTATTTACTGATATTGATTTAATAGAAGAAGCAGACAGAAATGTATTAATAATTGAAAATAAAGACACAGAAGCAGGAATTGCAACAGCAGTTGTATCAATTGCAAATACAATATCTTCTATTGCAATTTCTACTGGAGGTATTGGATATGCATCGACAATTTCTCCAAAAGTTTTAATATCAACAATATCAGTCGAAAGTAAAGATCCAATATTAAATTGGTTGCCTACGAGTGGATTATCGACAAATACCTCATTATTATCATTTACTATTGGAAATCCTATAGTGTCTGTTGGACAAAGTGGAATAGTAGCAATTACAACAAATGGAATATCATTTAATACAATAACAAATATTGGGTATGGTAAAACGATTTCCTTCAATTCTGTTGGATTGGGTTCTACAAATTATTATATTGCTGTTGGAGAAAAAGGTAAGATTGTAAGATCTATTGGATTTGGTGTAACGATATCTTCTTGGACCGAATACAATAAATACGAAGAAACTTCTCAATTTGGTATTGTAACTAGATCATTAAGTAATTATATTTCATCATTGACCGACATTAAATATTCATCATCTACAGATAAATGGATTTCTGTTGGTTGTGGTGGTGCAATTTTTTCTGCAGTTGGATTTGGTAGTACAGAATTTGTCAAAAAACCATCAAATACAATTGATGATTTAAAATCAATTTCTATAGGAAATATTATTGTTGCAGTTGGAAATAATGGAACAGTTATTACAAGTGATGTAGGAACATTTTGGAGTTCTAATAATATTACAGGAGAAAATTTAAATAAAGTTATTTGGACTGGATCTCAATTTATAACTGTTGGTAACAATTCCGAAATTAGAACTTCTACCAATGGAACTAGTTGGGTGCAGATTACTCCCAATATTTCTGGTAATTTTACAAATATACATTACAATTCATATTACGACTTATATACATTATTAGATTCAAATGGAATATTATATTATTCATTTAATCTTCAAAATTGGACTCAGAGATCCACAAATCAATCAAATGTATTAAAAGATATTAATTATTCAATTGTTGAAGATAGATATATTTCTGTTGGATCTGGGGCCACTTCAATTTATTCTGTTCCTGTTTATAATTTTGCATCAGCAATTTCAGATGCAACATCTGGAATTGTAACTTCTATCATAATTACAAATCCCGGTTTTGGATATAATCAAGCAAATCCACCAAAAGTATTAATTGAATCAGAAAAAACAAAAATAGAAGAAATCGAATCAATCAAGGCAAAGGGTGATTTTGGTATTATAGTGGGTATCGATACCAGCATTAGTATCGGTTCAACTATACCAAAAATAAAAATTAAATTAAAAACCGAATCTTATGATAATACTCAATTAGGAATAGGGTATTCTGCTCTTAATAGTTATAATATAAATTCAAGTGGAATTTCGGCAGGAGATTATTTCATAATATATAATAGTAATGTTCAGTGTGGACATTCCTTAACCGGAATAACTACGAATTCTACTTCTTGGGAAGTTGTTGGTACTGCAACTTCATTTATTGATGGATTATATCGTGCCGATATAGTAGAAAAACCAATCAATTCGTCTGTAGTAGGAATAGTGACTGTTACTTGTACATTTCTTCCCAATCCATCAACAGGGTCCGGAATTAATTTTACGATAAATCCTGGAATAACAACAAATGGTTATTATGGAAATTATAGTTGGGGTAAGATATATGATTATCAAAATAGATCACTTGGTTCTCCAAAAGAATTTACATTAAACACTAATAATGGTTTAATTGGACTTTCGACTGCTCCGGAAGTTACAAGAACAAGAGGTTTATTTAAAAGTAAATAAATAAACATAAATATCAAATAAAATGCCTGCTATTATATCTGACCAATTTAGAATATTAAATGCCGAAACCTTTGTTAAAAGTTTTATTGGTGTTGGACAAACTTTTAATCGTTATTATACTTTTATTGGACAACCAAATTCTACAAATCCTTT